ACCCTGACGAAGAGTATACTGATCATCAGCGACGAGATTAAACTCAGAACCGCTATCAGCATCAACAGCGATGGCACGAACTAGTGAATCGCGGCTTCTGTCGAGACCAACTACGATTTCTTCAGCGGCTCCATCGAAAGCTGTAGCTGTTCCAGAATAAGCATTGATACTATAGTGATCAGCATAAGCTGTAGCACCAGCGACAGTATCGAAGATGGTGTTAAACTTCTTACCAATACCAAACTCAAGAATTTCCATAATACTTACACCATAGAATTCTGGAAGGCCAGCTTGACTAAATATCTGATCCCGAACAGCATCAGTAGCAACGACTGGAGCACCACCAGCGCTATTGCTAGTACTTGCCGCTGCAACTGGAGCGATCTTGGTATTAATAGGATTGTAAGCCATACCACGAATTTCTTCGATGATTTCTGGTGAAACGATAAGATCAGTTAATCCTCTGCGAGCACCAGCAGGAGTACCACCAACGAATGAAGCGTTGTTACGCTTAATCTTGGTGAACAACTTGTTAAGATCGTTCAATACAAAACGACCAGCAGCAGCAGTACGGAAAACGTGATAGTTATTTGCAGCAGTACCGTCGTTTCCAGTAGAAGCTTGAGCTAGAGCAGTCATGATTAGGTTAGCAGAAGTTCTCTCTTGCTTTAGCATAACTTCTTGAGCTACGCGAGTGAAAGACTTGCTAACTACATCTAGACGACTCTTCGCAGCATATTTCTTATCAAAAGCTACAGCACTGTCAAGACGATAAGTAGCGATCTTTAACTCAGACGCGAGAGGCTGAACTACGTTCTGAGGTAGACCACCAGCTACGCTTTGGCTGTAAACCTTAATATAGTCCTCATCGAAAATGTCGTAGTATAAGTCGAGAGGAATTGAAGGATTATCTTCAGCATTGAACTGAAGACTTGTAAACAAGTTAGAAACTGTAGGAGCATTGTTAATAACTTCAGCCAAAACCGGTCCAATGAATTCAGCCAATGCAACTTGAGCATCAAAGGCTACTTCACGGTTCTTAGAGGCTAGAGCTTTGATTAGCTCAACTTGTTCATCTGTTCTCTTTAAAACGATTTTCATATTGTTAAATAGTTATAAATTAGACAACGTAAGATGTGGTACAATCGATCTGAACGAGAGCGTACTTACCAGTAGTTGTACCGGCGAAATAATCACTCTTACCATTCTGAGAAACACGTTGACCAGTGCCGAGAATACGACCAATGATACTTGTGGTTCCAGTGATTGGAGATACTGTGGAAGCAGCAAGACCAGAAACCTTACCAGCATTAGCAGAGATAATGAGGTGGTTATTAACTGTCATGCTACCATCAACCCAGTCGATAGCTGTATCTGCGAGAGTGAAGATACCGCGAGTAGCGACAGGAACAGCTTGTCCAGAAAGAACAGCCTGTAGTTCGGCTCTCTTTACAGGATTATAAAGAAGTCTTTCGCCATTTTCGTCTGTGGCTAGAGTCTGATTAAGAGTCATGCCTAGAACTGGCTCACCAGCAGTAGCGGCTGTAAACTTCAAAGGTACAGCAGGATATTGAGCAGCACCCAAGAAAGGATAATCTGCCTTACCTAGCGTATTTGTAATATCGGTAGCTGTGTATTGAATTGGATCTAGATCCAAGTTACCAGCAGATACCTTGACGAAAACACCAGCTGAACCATTGCCATTTGTAAATGGGGTGGCATCAACAGTGTCACTAGCGAACATGTTGACAACGTCAACGTCGCTATACTGTCTGAATGGATATAATCTTAGTGACATATATTTTAAAATTTAACGGTTATATTTTCTTTACTGAAAGCTTTACCTAATCTTTCTTTCCAAGAAGTTTTTGATTCTGTTGGAGTGTTTGCATGAGCGGGTATAGCTGGCTCTTCGCGCTTGGCATTAGCCAAAGCTGTTTCAACTTCGACTGTTTTTTCAACAATTTCATTTGATTGAGTCTTTACTTGTCCCATTCTCTTAGCCAATTCAGCTTCAAGACGCTCTTGGAAAATCTTATCTTGATCTTGTTTAGAAGCTCTGTTTTTGTGTCTAAATAGAACAGCTAGTTTTTCTTTGTATGAAGCAAAAGCTTCATCACTTGTAGCTAAAGCAGAAATTTCTTTAGCCAAATAACCACGATCAACTTCATCTAAATCGTATTCGCTATCAACACTAGCCATTCTTGAATTATAAATTTCTTGAGCAGCTTGTGCAGAAATTGTATTCTGAAGTTCTTCTAGCTTGGCAGCAGTTTCAGCGAGCTTCTTATTGTTATCTTCAAGATCTTTCTTGAATTGTTCAGCTTGAGCGATAGCTTCGGCCTTAGCGACCTCAGTTCTCTCCATCTCTAGCTTAATTTCTTCGTTCTTTTGTTTAATGCTTTCAGCGATTTTCGCAGAAATTGAGGCAATAGCCTCTTCACTAAACTTGACAGTCTCTTGTTTTTCAGCGAGAACTGTTTTTAATGCAGATAGTATTTGTTCTAGATCCATAATTTTAGTTTTGGTATTATTTACAGGTTGTTTATCTAATTGTGAAAATAATTTATTATTTGAACTTAGCAATTCTAAAGAATTTACCTCATACGATTCAACTTCTTCAGTTTCAATTTTTTCATTATATTCTTCTTTTTCATCTTCTTCGGTTTTCATAATTGATGTACCATCATCAATAACAACTCCTTGAACATCAGCAGCAGGATTTGTAGTAAAACCAATACCTAATGGATAAATGCGACCAGTAACTAAACGATAAACAGGTGTGCCATCATTCATAACACCGGGACCATCAAAACCTTTTAGATATTTTTTAAATTCTTCTATTTGTTCTTTTTTAGTAATAATTTCAGCTTGTTTTAAATCTAAACTGCCAACAGCAACTAAATATTCGTTAAATCCAATTTCCCAACTTGCGCTTATTCTTTCGAATAAAGCAGATTCTGGATCATTTGAATCCATAAGAGCATCAGCAAATTGACGGTCAACTGTTTTATAAACAACTGCCGCCAAAGCTATATTGAAGAGATTCAAAGTTCCTTTAACATCTTCATCTGATAAAATTTTATTGTCTCCATAAGAAGAAAATGCTGAATTAACAATATGACCAACTACTCTTTGTTTTTTGTGTTCGATATTTGTAGGTTTGTGTATAAAATACTTTTTGAAAGCAATAGCGGTATTTGTGTCAATGCCATCACCATTTTTATTAAAACGATTAACGACAGCAGCATTAAATGCAGCACCAACTAAGTCTACATTTTTATCTAGATTAACAGTTGCAGGGATAATTGATTTTAACGGTTCAAGCGAAGCTTGAGAAAGTAAAATGTTCTTATCGAAATTTACTGAAGCTGTTACAATATTTTCAAAAGATGTCTTGTATAGAAACATATTATCATATTTTACACTGAATATTTTGTGCTGTGATATAAAAGACCAGCGGCATAAGCGTCTAACTCATGTTCAGCGGCAACATTTTGTATTTCAGACAATATGTTTAAATTATCTAATTTTGTAGGATCATTTAAGACTTCAACAGCCAAATTATTCCAAGTATTATATTCTGATCCCATTATAATTGCCTCAGAAATGCCATTTGCTAATTTTTTTTGTACAGCATTTAAAGACTTTTTGGAATATTTCTTTTTTAGACCAGATTCTACTAAAGCATATAAATCTTTTGTTTTATCAAGAATTTTAGCTATACTGTCTTTAGAATAAACTGATGCTTTTGAACCTAAAGGACGACCTTTTTCGTTTGGAGTTGAAGTTTTTTTAATTGGAGCGGCACTACCAATATCAGATGAAGGAGGAGCTATAACAGGAACACCACCAACAATTGGATTATAATAACCTTGCTTTCTTTCTTGAATAAATTTTTCTTGAGCAGAAGCAAGTTCTTCTTTTGTTGGATAAATTCCAGTTTCAATTACTTTTATACCTTCTTCAGGAGGTAGAATACCAAGCTCCATCATGCGGGTAACAACACGATTAAACTGTGTTTCATCCTTAATCGACACTTCTTCGAACTTAGCAATTGGACATTTACCTTTAAATCCTAAATTGCGAAAAATTAATTCAATTTCAGGTTGTAAAAAATCATTTAAGAAAGCTTTTCTAGCTTCTTTCAATCTTTCAAAAAATACTTGAGCTTTAACTGTAGTATTTGCAAACTTTTCAGAACCAATTAATATATTTTGCAAACCTTCTTTGATATCTTCATTTACTATTCTATACTTTTCATAACCTAAAACTTTATGCATATCTGGAATAATAAATTCAGCTTTTGTTGTATAATCTGCGACAAGAACACGACCAACAGACTGATTGCTCAAAAGGCTTTGCATTGCTTTAATATTTCTATGGTTGATACCACCTTTACTTGGTTCAGAACCCATTGTTATTAATAGAATAACATTTTCGATGGTACGACATATAGCCTGATCAATCTTTTTCATTTCCATCTTAAAATTAATATCATCAAGAACTGCAAAGCCAAAAGGCACAGCAAAAGGCTCATAACCTTGTTTTTTATAAAAAGAGTATATAATATTGGTTGGATTAATTTGAATTTTTAATCCATCACGCGACCATTGGCCGTTTGTAATCTTATCTTGAGTATCTTTATCTAAGCTGTCGAAAACCATTTTATCATGCTCATTTTTTGGCGAACGAAGTCTTTCTAGTTCATATTCAGAAAGTATTTTTTGATAAACAATTTGATGCCAAGAACTTGTTTGGTTGGTAGTTAAATAAAAAGGATTTAAAAGTATATATTGAACAGGAATAGAATTCTTTACATCAAACTTTGTTGGATAATTATATAATTTTATATCTGTATTATATGAAGCTGCATCGTATGAAGCATATGTTTCTAAAATTTTTTGAAAGTCATCAATCTCAAACTTGGCGTTGATCTTGTAAAAGAAAACATTACCACTACGATAATATTCACGAAAATATTGATCTTTAACATTCCACATTCTTGTATATTTCATCCATTTTGCAAAAAAATCTTTGGCTTTTAGACTACCACCTTCAAGATAAATCTCAGCATTAGCAAACTCAGACATAATATCTATTGCATTTCTAAAAATAGCTACATTAGCATATGCTTTTTGACATAATTCGATTGCATCTCGTACATTATAACCATTAACAGAAAACTCAAAAGGCAATAAACCTTCACGAATATTACCATACTTGTAAATCTTTGGTCCAACATAAGCCAAATTTCTACGAAGATTTGTGGATTCTACTCCACCAGTTCTATCATATGTCGAAGCTTTAGACTCTTGTTCGTAAAAAGGATCTCCAACTAAAGAAGGTTCAGACATATCTTTTAGCATATCCTCAAGAGGCATACTTTGACCTTCTTGAGCTTTTGAAAATTTATTCCAATAATCTGAACGTTTATTATATTTTCGTCTCATATTAATAATAGTTACACAAAGTAACTTTAAAAGTGACTTTTGACTTTAACCAATAAATATTGGTTCGAAAGTTTCTGTTATATCTTCTACCTGAGTATTATACATATCAAAATATATTTTACATAACCAATTCCCTAATACTAATGCGGAATAACTATCTTTTCTTGGTTTATCAGGTCCAGATTTACGTTTCAAATTTGGAGGAAGATCAAAATTTTGCATACCCTGCGCAGAAGTTGTTATTTGTATAAGAGCGCATTCTGTTTTTGTCAACATAATCATATCTGATAAATGTTCAACAAAGTCAATCATCTTGGCTTCTTCATTTTCTTTTTCACTATCTAAAGCATTAGAAAATTTGAGATTAGATATATCAATTTGTTTCTTAGTTTGACATCTGAAATTATCGTCAATAGCTCGGCTTGCAAAATATGTGCGGCGATGATCAAAATTAGCTTGTAACAACTCATTCGCTAAACGTATCCATCCAGAAGTAGGTTTTCTTAAGAATACATATTTATAATCTAACTTGTTATACTCAGTTTTAGCAGAATATAAATTCTGAGTATATTCTTCAGGACGCTCAAACTCGGTTATAATTGATTTTAAATTTATCTTTGCATCTTTAAATATTTCGCTTTCATTACATGAATTCATAAACTGAACACCACCATTATAGTCCATGCAAATAGCAACAACATTGAAGTTTTGTATAAGATATAAAAAATATTTAATATGATCTTTTAATGATGATCCAGAAAGAGCATAAGAATGAACTAGTGTGCAGATTTGTTTTTCTTTATTTATTTTTAAAACTTGTATTGCAAAATCATCAGATGACTCTGTTTCTGACCATGAAGGGTCAACAGCAAATATATATTCGTCTTCTGGATTACCGATAACTTCAACAGAAGGTTGTTCGCCATCTGGTACTGTACATAATGCCATTTTAGATATTTTAAAATATCCAGAACTGTCGTCACTAAATTGCGCGCCAAATTCTCTTAGAAATTGTGCTTCACTCATTGTAGCTTTAGCTTGATTTATTAAATTCTGATCGTACAACTGCAACGGAGCGCAATCGTAAGAAAATTGCATAATACAACGTTTTGTTTTTTCTTTGTTCTTTGGATTAAATATTAAATTTTCATATTGTTCATACAATTTATATAAATATTCAAATTTGAATGATGCAGACGACAATGCTATTAACTTATTATTGGGCCATATATATCTATCATTCTCAGTCATTTCTCCCTTGGCAATCAATTGAGTCTCTAGATTATATAGTTCTTCTCTTTGTGTAGGATTTTGGACAACAGATAGAAAGGGAACAATAACCTCATTATAAATACGTTCTGGCATCAATAGAAACTCATCAATAATTATTCTTTGAAAACGAAAACCACGAAGTTTCTCACCATCACCTAAAGGCAATGCACGAATTCTACTTTTACCAATTTCCATTATCCATTCATCGTTCGATTTTGAAACTTTTGTAATACATTGTTTTAAAAGATAAGCCTCTGGTTTAGCTGCAATATCTTCTATTTTTTTAAATATCATTTTAGACTGACGAAACGAACGAGATAATATACCTGTTTCAACTCCTTGATTTAAAACAGCATCTAATACTGCATAAATTCCTGTTGTATAAGATTTACTCATACCACGCGACCAAACACCTAAAAAATAATCGCTTTCCAACATGCCTTTGATAGCCATATGTTGAAAAGGAAATAATTTTACACCTGTAATCAAATCTATTGCAAAAGTTGTATTATTACGAAGAAATTCATAAAATAATAACTTCGCTTCACGTTCTTCTATGTAGCCAGGAATTTTACTCAATTCCTCATTGGAAATTAAGCGCGACTTCCTTGGCACTTGGTTGCCAGTTTCCCAACTCATTGTCTAAAAAGTATTGAATGTCTACCTGCCATAACGATTTACCATGATATAATAATTTAGGTATAATCTCCAATGATTTATTTCTACTACCTGAAAATATAAATTGTATACGTCTAGGATATTTATGACATAAATTACGCATATTATGAAAAACATATTCTAAGTTTGTTTTTCTACTATATTTTTTTTGATTTATAATTATATTGCTAATACTACTTTCTATAACTACAAATAAATAACAATCAAGCTCGACAGCTTTTTGCAGTTCGCGACCAAAACGTTCTATACCAGAAGTCATTGTACCTAAAAAATCACCTTCGCTTTTTCTGTCAACAAATGTATTTGTAAAATATTTTTTATCTGCAATTAGATAATCGCCAACAAAAATTTTTTCTATTTTTACATTTTTAAAAGACAAGGGATCTTGCTCTCTAGTGTCTACAAGTATAGGTAAATCAGAAATATCGGTTGTTTTAAAATCTTCTGGCAAATTTTTATTAAATAACGGTTGTATATTCAAAAGTTTACAAGCTGATGTATAAGAGCTAAAATATTTTTTATAAATATTGAGACTCGGCATGTTTAATGTTGTTAGTTCATTATGAAATGGAGCAAAATGATATTGTTTTTCGTCAACTCTTTTTTTTAATATTTCTAAACATTTATTTTTTACAACTTCTGGATTATTAACACTTTCCCATTTAATAAACTCATTGTAATCTATAAATTCAGTTTCAAAATATTGTTGTTTGTTTTTAAAAGGAATTTTTTGATGATAATACAATGAATATCTTGGATAATGAGTGCAATAATATTCAGCCTGATAAAGATTATGTTTTTTCAGATGAGCATGAAAAGATCTATCATTGTTAAAAGATTGGTTACAGATTTTACACTGAATCATATAGCATCTTCTTTAGAAATTCCTAAAATTCTAGCTTTCCATGAAGACATATTTTCCAATCTATCGGCTTCTTCTTTAATTGTTCGCTTTTGCATATCAGCAATTTGTAACATCATTTTGCGCTCTTGCTCGTCTTGAAAAAGTTCTACAAGATTCAAAATCGAAGCGTTTTTTTGATGAGTTTGTTCGACTCTTTTTGCGCGTTCACCGTTTAGTTTTTGAATACTTTTATCAATACGACTAGCGCATTGATTATATTCTTCAGAAATAGTTTTTAATACTTCAGTAAGACGCATAGTAAAATCTTTTTGATCTTGAGTTTCATTGAACATTTCATTTATCTTATTCTTTTTGATATCAATCTGTCGCAAATTTATATAATCCATGCATACATTTATATATAAATTGATTTCATCAACAGTTAGATCTGGCTTGTCCCAAACAGAACGAACAAACTCAGCCTCAAATAATTCTTTATCAGTAGAACTATTATATGAATCATAATTACCGACAAATCGCGGACTAGATAAATAAGTTAATAATTTTTCCATGCATTTTCTATGTTGCAAAGATAACTTTTCTTCTGAAATACTTTGCCCAGCCCATTTATTGACTTTATTTATTACTGTTTTAATTGATCGCGGTACTGAATATTTTTCACCAATACCTGATTCGTTATCTACAAGAAAATCTGGATATTTTTCTTTTATATATTTTTGAACTGCACGATATTCTGGAGTAATGAATATATTTATATTTTCAAGACCAACAAACTTTTCGTGAAATATCAATTCAGTAACTTGTTTTGGCGTAATTCCTGTTTTGATATTTTGATCGATAAATTCACAATTTTCTTTTGAAAGTATTTCTACTGTTTGTGTTGGCTTTGGCTTTTCTGCTTTCTTAGCAAAACCCGTTGATATTAAAAAATCTCTAATAACTTTTGATTCTTTAGATCTGCCAGTTAGATCTTCACGATTATAAAGAAGATTAGCCAAGACCACATAATCTTGAATTCCTTCGTTAATTTTTTTTAATATAAATGCTTTTTGATCGTCGCTTAACATATTAAGAAGAAAATAAATCGTTATCTTTTAACAAAGCCTGAGCTTTACCATACAACATTTTTTTTAAATTTTTAATTTGTTTGTAACCTGCTTTTCGACCCTTTTCGTTTGTTTTGAATTTTAAAATACTAGCAATTTCATCATCACTTAAGTTATCAATAAAAAACATTTTATATATTAAAAAGTGTTTATCGGTTAGATTTTGTTTCATCAAATTATGTAATCTTTTTTCAGCTGTTTTATAATCATAGATTTTAGAAGATTCAAAATTCATAAAATAATTTTTATGGTTCTCAAGACTTACAGTAATCTTAACGTCATAAGCTGATTTTTTGACTTTCTCCCATTTTGCAAATAATGGACATTCATTACATTGTTTACCGCTAGATGTGAATCCACACGATAAATCTGTACCGCTTTCACTTTCACTATTCTGATTAAAAGGACAAGACAAACATGGCCTTGCAAAACTTGTATAATTATTCCTAATTATATTTCTTATTTGATTTGTGACTATACGATTTATCCAAGGTTCAATCGCTCGCGTTTGATCCCATAAATGCCATTTCTTATAAATATGAACTTTAATAATTTGTTCTATATCTTCAAAATCAAACCAAGCTATCGCTTTTAATTTCCATTTATTTTTTCGCTTTTTGATAACTTGATCGATTATATCATACATGTCTTCAAACTTTTTCTTTTTACGATTCATCAATATCCTGAATTCCTCTTGAACTGCATTCTTTCAATGATTGAGCTAAAAATTCTTCTTTACTGAGTTTCTTTATATTACCAACTCTTTTTTGCGTTTTATCGGCATCTGATATTGGCGATGCATTAAATAGATCTTTTGCAGAATATTTATTATCACTTTTTTCTATATCATATTCTAATTTTGTTGGTTTTTTAAATACGGTTGGAATGCCTTCATCATCGTATTCCGATTCGCTAACATCAACAGATCTTTTATTTTGCAATTGATTTTTTATAACTGGTTTATTTGCATTAGCAAAACCTCCTAATGAGTTACCACAGTTAGTACAAAATTTAGATCCCAATACATGTTTTGTTCCGCAATTCGAACAGTATATATTACCCATAAACTATTATATCAGTGAATATTACTTTTATCTAATTTCTTAAATGTAGTGACGATATATTTAAGTATCTCACTACGCATAATATCTTCTTCATCAAATTGAAAACAAAATATACCTTTGTCTTCACTTTCTTTATTATTGAATAATTCATACACCTTCATAAAACCAGATTTATTACCAATATCTGATTGCATAGCGTCTCCACAAATAAACATTTTAGTATTTTCTCCTATACGAGTAAGAAGAGTTACTAATTCTTTTGTACTATAATTCTGAGATTCATCTGCGATAATTATTTTATCATTCCAAGTAGCTCCTCTCAGAAAATTAATTGGCAATGCTTCGATAAAACCATTTGTTTCTAGATATTTAGACTGTGGTAATGGCAATAATTCATCTAATTTATCATATAATGGCATCATAAATGGATTAAATTTTTCATCAACAGTTCCTGGTAAAGAACCTAAAGCTCTTTCGCCAGATTCAGCAATTGTGCGTATATATTTTAATTCAGATCGCGGATTCATATTTAACATATGCAAAGCGCAATAAACAGCTAAAAATGTTTTAGAACTTCCAGCTGGGCCATTTATAAATATGATTTTAGTATTTTTATCAAAAGCTATTTGAGCAAAACTTTTCTGTTTATCAGTAAGATTAAAGTTTCTAATATTTAATTTCACCGATCTAAAATGATTATCAGCTATTATTTCATCAAAATTTTCTTTTTCTTTTTGAATTTTTTTCTTTTTTATTGACATGATGTTAAAAATTTACACTATATTGTATGATTTTTCACTGTCTTAGTGTTCCTTATTCACCTACAAAAAAATCAGCATCATTATGCGCTTTTGTTCAGAAAGTTTATAAATTTTGTAATATAATTACCAATGCAGGACATACCGTTTATCATTATGGACATAAAGATTCTATTGTTAATTGTACTGAACACATTACTGTTACTAATGATGATATATTAAAAAATAGTTATGGCAACTTAAATGATTGGAAAACAAAAGGGTATAATCAAGATATAAATACTGAAGCTGTCAAAATATTTAATAATAATTGCATTGATGAATTAAAAAAAAGAATAAAATCTGATAAAGAATTTATATTGTGTTGGTTTGGATTTGCTCATGAACAATGTGTTAAACACTTTTATGATAAAGCTATAGTAGTAGAACCAAGTATTGGTTATGATAGTATGTTCGCGCCAATTAAAATATTTGAGACATATGCTCAAATGCATAAAATGCATGGTTATTCTGGAACATTCATAAATTTAGGGACTGAATTTGTGGTTTATCCAGGTTTTGATAAAAATGAATTTGAATTTTCAGCAAAAAAATCTAACACTGCATTATTTATTGGAAGAATTACAGAACAAAAAGGCGCGAAATTAGCATATGATTTATGTAATCGTTTAGGTCAAGATATAATATTTGCAGGACCGAATATTATTAATTTGCCAGATACAAAATATTGTAAATTCATAGGTTTTGTCGAACCTGAAGAGCGAAAAGAATTATTGAAAAACGCTAAATTTCTTTTTGCACCAAGTTTATTTATTGAACCCACGAATTGGACAGCAATCGAAGCTCAATTTTCAGGAACTCCTACGATAACTACAGATTTTGGAGGATTTACTGAAACTGTTGTTCACAATGAAACTGGATTAAGATGCAACGATATTGATGATTTTGAATATGCTATTAAGAATATTTCTCGAATAATAGATTCCAAAAATTGTGAAAAAAATGCAATAAATAAATTTTCTTTAGAAAAGCATGGTAAAAAATATATTGAAATTTTTAGTAAATTTAATTACTTAAATCTCTAAGACATTGATCAATTTTTTCTTTTACCATCTCAAATGTTATTTCGCGCGAACATTCGAAATTCTTTTTTCTTGGACACCACAACCAATCTCCTTTATCAAAAAATAAAGATTCGTCATTCCAACAACTATTACAAACATTTTTATTATGGACTCTATATGGTGTATAAAATTCTGACTTAGGATCTGAAAAACCCGAAATCATTACAACTGGTTTTTCACAAGCCCAAGCTAACCAAGACAATCCTGAACCTAATCCTATAAAAAATTCGCAATGATATATATCATTTATTCTATCATTTAAAGGTATGTCTCCAGTTTTATTGATAGCGTTATAAGGAATATTATTCATGTTATCTGGCATCAATCCAAAACTAGCATAACGATCAATACATACTACATCATATCCTAATTGATTTAAATAATCAACGACCTGAATCCAACCAGTTTTATTATTCCAATATTTACATTGCAAAGTTGATTGTGTGGCAATGCAAACATATTTTTTAGTAAAATTAGATTTTTTATTTTTATCGATATTAACTTTGCAACGAATTTCTTTGTTCTCTATTTTTAGAATATCACAAGCTATTTTTTGCAAAGAACTTGGACGCCATATTTTTTCATCAAAACATCCAATTGATATGTTATTATGTTTTGACTTTTGTGAATAATCGAGGAAATTTATCATTGGATATGAATCAATAAATAAATCTTTATATGGAGTGAAAAAATTTACTTTGGTATTATGTTTTTGCGCATATTCATTAACAATTGGAACCCATGCAATTGCATCCCCCAAACTACCAGATTCATTTACTATATTATTTTTTTTGCAAGCGTATAAAAAACCTAAATTTGTACCAGACACATCCTCAATAACAGAAAAGCCTGAATCAATTAATAAATTTTTAATTTCTTCTTTGTATTGGTTATGATATTCTATTGCAATTTTTTTGACGTTATTTTTTATATACTCTATATTTTCTTTATTAAATATAAAATTTTCGCCTCCTTCGCAATCCACTTTTAAATAATCAATTTTTTCTATATTATTTTCTTTAATAAAATTAGCAAATGTATTTGTTTTAACTTCAATAATATTATCATCTTCTTTATGAAAAGCTTGAGCATGAATCAGTCCAGCCGCTCCAGATAATTTATTTAAAACGTCTACTTTAAGATAACTTATACCAATACTGTCAGAAATTGCATATTCATTTAGGACTAATTTATCATTATAGCCATAATATTTCTTGATCAATTCAGTACAATTTGGATTAGGTTCGCAGCAATATATTTTTTTACAATCTCTAGATAAACTAAATTTGATAAAAGCACCAACATTTCCACCAATATCTACAACTATATCATCTTTTTCAACTGTTACTCCATATTTGTCATAACTTCCTTGAAGAAATACTTCAATATATGAACCGCAATCAAAATCAGAATCTAATTCCATATCATTAAATAATGTTTTAACATACGGATTACTATTGTTTACCTTATAACGTTTATCAAAAACAATATTACCATCTTTAATGAATTTAATATCAACACTATCATAAATTACATTTTTAGCAAAACCAAAATTTGTCCACATACTTATGTTTTTTCCAAGATGAACTTTTGAAGCATAAATAAGAAAGTTATAAGTAGAATCATTAATAACAAGATGATATGAAGCATCAATATCATGATTTGTTTTATAATTAATGGTGCATTTCTCGCGATCAAAATCAAATAAATCTATTTCATCATTTTTTACAGTTTTTGGCATATTTATTTCATAAAAACTACCAGTAATATATAAATGTCTTATATATGAAAACCAATAATTTATATTAATTGTTTGAGACAAATTTTTTAAAAATAAATCACGATCACTGTTTATATCAATATCTTTTTCCTCATTAGAGTCGTATTTACAATCAAATTGATAATAAATTATAATTTTAGCGTTTTTATTTTTTAAATTTTTACATATTTTTTGAATTTCTGAATCTTTAAAATCATTATAAATGAAAACATAGATATCAGAATGACAATTATTATTAATTGTTAATTTCTTGTCAAAAAATAAATCTTTTAATAATTCTAAATTTTTATTTTTAGTAAAAATACAGACACTTTCATTGAAATTGATATCTAAAAAGTTTAACGCGCATGTTTCTTTGTATACCAAATCAAATCTTACATCGACCAGCGATTCAGAATTTAATAATTTTTTATAAGCAATATGAAAATTATTGTTAAAATTGTCTTTTTTAAAACTATGAGATTCTGAATTTTTTCTATAATTCCAAACATATAAATTTCTTGGTATGTGTAACCATTTACCATAGGAATTCATATACATACTATGATAAGAATCTTCTGCACACGCATTAAAATCATCAATTTCAAAATGCAAATCCTTTAAATTTTTAAAACATCTACCATTACCAAGACAATAATAAGCTAGATTATTCAAATAATCCACATGCGGATGAAATCTATTTAATTTTGTTTTTAAAGGTTCATTATTATTTAATAAACCCAACGAATGTAATGAATTATCGGTTTCATTAATCTTTTTAAAATCACAAGTTAAAAGATAGATAGATTTATCTTCTGATAAAAATTTATTATATATATTTAAAAAATTATTATCAAAAAAATCGTCAGCATCTAATAAAACTATATATTCATAGCTTTTATCAATAAAATTATTAGGTTGCCAATACATTTCTTTTTTAAACTTTTGATCTACATATTTTATTTTATTTGTTTTCAATAAGTCTAATTTATTTAAAATCAAATTTTTAGTATCGTCTGTGCTAAAATCATCCGTTATAAACCAAGTGAAATTATCATAATTCAAGTTTAAAATATTATCAAAAATAACATCAACATATTTAGAACAATTGTAAAATGAAGTATATAAAGCAAATTTAATTTTATTGTTTTTTTGCAATTCTATTTGTTTTACGTTTTTTGATTTGTTTATAATAAAATCAGAGATATTTATATTTTCTAATAAATAAAAATTAGATATATTAGAATATTTTTCTGTATAATTATCACATTTTTTACAAATAACATCCATGTTCCAAGATAAAGCTTCTTTAACACTTAATGGATTTAATTCATTATGTGATGGAAATAAAAATATATCCATGCAAGACATAAACAAATCTACATCTGATCTTTCACCCCAGATTTTGCAATTATTTAATGATAATTGATCTTCTTCTATTCCGCATTCATTTAAAAAACAATAGTTACCTATAAAATGAAATTGTATTTTGTAAGATTCTAATTTTTCTGCCAAATCGAAAATATACTTTTGATTTTTATTTTTATTAAAAATTCCAACATTCAAAACATGCAAAAATTCTGGATCTAAATTCAATGATCTCAAAGTATTTTCTCTATTGGGCCTTTCATTATTTTGAATTGGAACTTCCCAAACATATTTTTTAATATTGATATTTTTTGATTTTTCCAAATGCAATTCAGAACAAAACATAAACTCATCAGGCATAAAAACTTTATTGTTGAAATCAAAATTATTATTATGCGTGGTTTCTATTATTTTATATGTTCTATCAACACTATATATTTTTTTCATCAATTGTTCTGGAGGCAATTTATATTCGAAACATTCTGGAAATTCATTTAACCATACGATGTCTGGATTAAATTCATTTATAATATCTAGCAATTTATATTTTTTAGATTCGAAAGTGATATTGTCTTCCCAAAAATCACCCAAACAAACCACATTTTGATGACCAATTAAATTTTTAATTTTATTTTTTTGTATAACATATTCATTAGAAAAATTAGAAAACTCAACGACTTTTAAATCTTCATACTTATCTTTATTTTTCAATATAAACTGGTAAAGATATTCGGGGCAACCACCTGTTGATAAATGCGGATTAATTATTAAAAGCTTCATTTATACTGTACACTATACTATCTTTTTCATTTAAAAATATCAATTCAATTTTAGCATTTTTATCGTAAGGAATTGATATGAAATAAGGAATATTTTTTACGTAATTTTTATTATAGCTTTTATGTAAAAAAGTTGACAAATCGTTAATTATGTAAATGCTAAAAATTTTATCTTCTAAAAATAAAAAATTAAAAACAATGCATCCATCATTAACAGTAAAATTATAATACAAATCAAAACCTTTACTAGTTGTATATAATTTTTCTAATAAATAGTATTTTTCATGGTCAATTTCTGTAAAGTCGCTCAAAATAGAACTATCAAATGTTTTTTTATAGAATTTCGCATGTAAACATGCAATTTTATTTTTATTTATAAAATTTTCAAAATTTTGCAAATCTTTAAAATTTAAATACATGTCTACAAAAGGAAAAATGCCTAATGATTTTTTAAAGTCATTCGACCAAAAAAGAAAATTAAAAACAGTTTCATCTATTAATGGAAAATATTTATTATAATCTTTAAGTAAATTTGAATCAAATAAAATGGAAATAGCTTTTTCAAAAAAAGTTTTACAATTTTTATTATAAACATAAGCGTAAGTGTGTCTATAAGCACTTCTATTTTGATTAATCTTGAAATAATCGAATAAATTACCTTCTAGAGTATATTGTAGATTCATAGTGCCATCTTGTTGAAATGGACTTCCATATCCATTGTAAACCATGAAATCGTCTTTGAATACAGGACACAATGGATATTTTTCCGAAATATCGTTGAATTCAGAATAGTATTTATTTAAATATGGAGTCGCAATGCAGTCAGCGTCCAAGTACAAAAAACAATCATAATTTAAAAGCAAAGATTGATTAATTATTTTAGGCTTTAACGCTACAAGATATTTATACTGATCTGAGAAATTTTTTATATATTCATTATTTTTATTGAATTCATACTCTATTAAATTCGAATCGTAAAAAGGAATATATTTTATTTTTTCTGTATTTTTGGAACAATTATCAAAATTAACAGTATAAACTATCAAATCAAACAAACAATTTTTACTATAAAAATATAAAAATTTATTAAATATTTCTAGATACTCTTTATTTACAATAGTAACGATGCATTTTTTTATATAAATCAT